CAGCGATTATACTCCAAAAGAGATTGCTGCCGATCTTGACCGAAAAAGTAAAAATCCTTTTTATCTAGCTAAAGATCTTTTTATTGATGCTCCTAGAGATGTCATAGGCCCAAAAATTAAAAGGGAGGGCATTCTTGGTGCCATACCCGGCTATGGAGGAAGAGGAGGGCTATCTCCAGAAGCTAGGGCGAAAGAAATAAGAACCGCAACCAGAGAAAGGCTTGCTAGAGAAAAAAAGAACAAGGCTAAGCAAGAAAAAAATAGAGCGCGAGCTAAAGCGAACCCTAGTTTGCTGAAAGGTGGAGTCAACTATAAGGGCGGCGGCAAAGTTACAATAGCTAGAGGCTCTGGCGCTGCCAGACCGCAGAATTTTAGGAAAAACGGATAATGGCTAACGGAACCACAGGCTCTAAAAAGCGCAGTCTAGCGAAAGAGCTTGCTAGAGGTTATGCAAGCATTCCTAAAGAAGCTGCAAAAACCGCAAAGCGTTACGCTAAAAACACCAAGCAAATGGTAAAAGATTTGCCATCAATGGTTGTTAATGATCCGTATGTAAAAAACGCAGTAATGATTGCTAAAGACCCTTTCAGCTTAGGCGACAAAGCAAAGGTTCCAAGCAAGATGGGTGGCGGTAGAGGCAAAGCTAGAGTTTCTAGGAATATGGCTGGTGGTCGTAAGGTGACGGTTGCTAGAGGCTGTGGCGCTGCTAGACCTCAAAAATTTGGGAAAAACGGATAATGGCTGTTGAGCGACCATTAGAAACTCCAATGTCTCCCATGATGGAAGGAGAGGCTTTAGAGATTGAAATAGTAGATCCTGAGTCTGTCTCTATTTCTTCTGGAGATGAAACCTTTTTTGAGTTTGATGCTGATGATCTTCAAGGCGAAGTTCCTCACGATGCAAACTTAGCGGAGTTTATTGAAGACGATGTTCTTGATGGAATAGCGTCTGATCTGATTGGTGCCTTTAAGGCAGACAAAGAGAGTCGTTCTGATTGGGAGCGTTCTTACATAGAGGGATTAGATCTTCTTGGTTTGAAGCATGAAGAAAGGACTACCCCTTGGGACGGTGCTTGTGGTGTTTTTCACCCACTCCTTACTGAGTCAGTGATTCGTTTTCAGTCTCAAGCAATACAAGAGCTATTTCCCGCGAGAGGGCCAGTAAAAACAACCATCGTTGGCAAGATGGATTCTGAGAAAGAGAAGCAAGCCAACAGGGTTCAGGACTACTTGAACTACTTGGTCACAGAAAAGATGACTGAGTACAGGTCAGAAACGGAAAAGATGTTGTTTTCTTTGCCTTTGGCTGGTTCTGCTTTTAGAAAAATTTACTTTGATACGAATATGAATCGCCCTTGCAGCATGTTTGTTCCCGCTGAAGACTTTGTTGTGAGCTATGGCGCTTCTGATCTTATGACCTGTGAACGCGCAACTCACATAATGAAGCGCACTGGTAATGAAATAAGAAAGTCTCAAGTGTCTGGGTTTTATGCTGACGTTGATTTGCCTTCTCCTTCATCAAGCAGTAGCTCCGACAGGGTTTTAGATAAGTACAATGAGCTTACTGGCGATAGCCCAAGCTATGAGAATGACAGCAGGCACACCATTTTAGAGATGATGGTTGACCTAGATCTTGAGGGCTTTGAGGATACCGACAAAGGTGAGCCTACAGGCATCCAGTTACCCTATGTTGTAAGCATTGAGTTGTCTTCTAGAACCATTTTGGCTATCCGAAGGAACTACTACGAGAACGATGTTGACAAATTAAAGCGCCAGCACTACGTCCACTACCAGTATATGCCCGGATTGGGCTTCTATGGGTTTGGATTGATCCACATGATTGGTGGTTTAGCCAAGTCAGCGACATCAATACTGCGCCAATTGGTAGACGCAGGCACCTTAGCCAACCTTCCGGGCGGTTTGAAGTCTAGAGGATTGCGAATTAAGGGCGATGACACGCCAATTATGCCGGGAGAGTTCCGTGATGTGGACGTTCCGGGCGGCACAATCCAAGATAATATCCGATTTTTGCCCTACAAAGAGCCAAGCACTGTGTTGTACCAGCTTATGGGCGATATTGTAGAGGAAGGGCGACGTTTTGCCTCTGCTGGGGACGTAAAAGCGGCTGATATGAACGCTGAAGCGCCAGTTGGCACCACTTTAGCGATTATGGAACGCTCTATGAAGGTAATGAGCGCGGTTCAAGCCCGTTTACATGCCTCTATGCGCGTTGAATTGCGTCTTTTGTCGGATATTGTTCGTGATTTTGGCCCTCAAGAGTATCCGTACTCAGAGGAAGGCCGAGATTTGACCCGTGAGGACTTTGATGATCGCGTTGACATCATTCCTGTTAGTGATCCTAACGCTGGGACGATGGCTCAACGTATTATGCAGTATCAAGCGGCACTACAATTAGCTGCTCAAGCGCCTGATATGTACGATATGCCTCTTTTGCATCGTCAAATGCTTGAAATACTAAATATTAGGGATGCTGACAAGATTGTGCCTGTAGAGGCCGATATGACGCCTACAGACCCAATATCAGAGAATATGAACTTTATTAACGGCGAGCCTGTAAAGGCATTTATCTACCAAGACCATGAAGCCCACATACTTGCTCATAAATCTCTCACGGAAGACCCTAAAATCATGGAGATCATGTCTAAGAGTCCTAATGCGAAGAAGGCTGGGGCTGCGCTGGCGGCTCACATACAAGAACACTTAGCGTTCCAGTACAGATTAGAGGTTGAAAAGCAGCTTGGCGTTCAACTGCCCACGCCTAATGAGGCTTTGCCTGAAGATATTGAATATCGTATATCTCAACTTGTAGCTCCAGCAGCAGAACAACTTAAAGGTAAGAATCAACAAGAAGCGCAAGCAAAACAAGCACAGCAGCAGGCACAAGATCCAGTAATACAGATGCAACAAAAAGAGTTGCAAATTAAAGAGATGGAGGCGCAAACTAAGGCTCAGTCCGAAATGGCTAAGATACAGTTGGATATGCAAAAGGCTACTCAACGCTCTCAGTTAGATCAGGCCAAGCTAAGTCTTCAAGAGCGCACTGAGGAAGCTAAACTTGCTTTGAGAATTTCTGAAGATAAAGGTAGGAATGAGTTAGAAGCCCGAAGAATAAGCTCCAAAGAGCAAATAGAGGGCTTGAGAATTGGAAAGGATATAGCAGAAGATTTATTGGATGGATAGTTTTTCTCCAGCAAACTCTTTTGATTTTTTAAGGAAGTCCTTTCGCAATCAAATGAATGAGTACACTGACCATATAGCTGGTGGTGGCTGTAAAGATTTTAGTGAATACACGAAGTGCTGCGGGATAATTGAAGGATTGGCCTTAGCAGAACGTGAGCTTCTAGACTTGAAGAGTAGGATAGAAGAAAACTGATTCTCCGCATAAGCGGTGCAAGCGACTCTGGACGCTTTTTTCCAGTGCAAAGGACAACTAATGAGCGAATCATTAGCAATAAACGATGACAAAAGCTCGCAAGAAGATGAGCAGTCACGCAAAGCAAAGCAGTTGCCTCAACCTAGGGGCTATAAAATACTTATTGCTTTACCAGAACCCGAAGAAAAAACGGCGGGTGGCATACTCAAAGCCGCCGAAACGCTGCACAACGAAGAAATAGGATCAATCGTAGGTATGGTTTTGGCTCTAGGGCCAGATGCGTATAGCGATTCGCAGCGGTTTCCGTCTGGGCCATCCTGTAAGGAAGGTGATTTTATTCTTATGCGGTCTTATTCTGGAACCAGATTTAAGGTTCACGATAAAGAGTTCCGCTTGATTAACGACGATAGCGTTGAAGCTGTTGTGGAAGATCCACGGGGGATTGTTAAGTTATGAGTGAAGTTCAAGAAGATTTTCAAGAAACCTCATCTGAGGATAAGTTCTTTGGTGTTAAACACACTGTAGGAACCCCTATTGATGGGCCTGTTGCGTCTGAGTCGGATGACTTTGAATTAGAGATTGTTGATGATCGTCCAGAAGAGGATCGTCGCCCTCCTAAAGTAGAGGCTGCATCAGAAGAATCTGATGATGAGGAGCTTTCTGGTTACAGCGAGAGAGTCCAGAAAAGAATAAACAAACTTCGCTACGAGCAAAACGAAGAGCGTAGGCAGCGAGAAGCTGCTGAAAAGATGCGCGAAGAAGCTGTTGTTGTTGCTCAAACTCTTGCGGCTAAAAACAAAGAGTATGAATCTCTTATTAGTCGTGGTGAGTCTGCTTTGGTTGGGCAGATAAAACAAAAAGCTCAGATCGCTTTAGAGTCTGCAAAAACCTCATACAAAAAAGCTTATGAGGAAGGCGATAGCGAAAGCGTTGTTTCGGCTAATGAGCGCCTAATGACGGCTCAAGCTGAGTTGAGAGAAGCTGAGAAATACGAATCAAGCATTGCTCAACAGGCTCAACAGGCTCAAGCCAGAGAGCAGCAGTATCAACAACAACCTCAACAATATCAGCAACCAGCGCAACAGTACCAACAACAACCTGTAGCGCAGCCAGAGCCTGAAGCTCAGAGATGGGCTGCTGATAATCCTTGGTTTATGAAAGACGGTTATGAAGAAATGACCAGCCTTGCATACGGAACACACACCGCCCTTGTGAGGCGCGGGATTGCTCCTAACAGCAAGGAGTATTTTGATACGGTAGACGCAACGATGCGTCAAAGATTTCCAGATTATGATTGGGGCGATTCTAGCGATACAGATGGGCGTAGCGCGACTGTGAACCCTAGTCAACCTTCGTCGGTGGTGGCACCTTCCTCGCGGAACAACGGTGCCAAACCGCGCAAAATACAGTTAACGCCTAGTCAAGTCGCTCTCGCCAAGCGAATCGGACTTACCAATGAACAGTATGCAAGACAACTCTTAAAGGAGAGAAATTGATGACTGAAGAGCGCACACCTAGAGAAAACGAGACGCGAGAAGCGTCTGCAAGACCTAGTGATTCATGGGTTCCTGCATCTATCCTTCCAGATCCCACACCGCAAGATGGTTGGGTTTTTAGATGGGTAAGAACCAAGACCCTTGGTGAATCAGATAATGTTCATGTGTCAAAAATGTTTCGGGAAGGTTGGACTCCTGTAAAGGCTGAAGATCATCCAGAACTTATGCTTGCTTCTGATATTGGATCTCAATTTGAGGGAAATATAGAAGTTGGCGGCTTGCTTTTATGTAAGGCTGAAGAAGCCAAGATGAATGCTCGCACCAGACACTTTGAGCAAATAGCTGATAATCAGATGCATTCCGTGGATAATAATTTCTTGCGCGAAAACGACCCTCGTATGCCGCTGCTCAATCCAGAGCGAAGTACACGGGTGTCTTCATTTGGTAAGGACTAACCTCTGGCAAGGGGTTGGTTGATTAACTTGAGGAGGCCATTATGGCTACCGTTGCAACCCCTATGGGTGCTGAACCAGTTGATACTTTAAGTGCGAGCGGCTCTTTTTCGGGCAAAGTTCGTCACATTAAGATCGCCAATGCTTATGGAACTGCCATTTTTTATGGTGATTTTGTAAAATTGGTCGCTGCTGGCACCGTTGAAAAAGCTGCTGTAACAACTTCTGTTGCCGCAGGCACCGTTGGAATCTTTGTAGGCTGCGCTTACACAGATCCTTCAACAAACCAAAAGACATTTAACCAACAATTCCCAGCATCAACTGCTGCTGATGACATTGTTGCTTATGTCGTTGACGATCCTAAGCTGTTGTTCCGTATGCAAGGTGATGAGGCTATTGCTCAAACCGGACTTGGAAACAACATCTCAGCGGTTAACACTGCTGGATCAACTTCAATCGGAAGAAGCAAGAACGCCTTAGATGGTGGCTCTATTGCTACGACCAATACATTACCACTGCGTGTCGTTGATTTCGTAGATGGCCCATCAAGCACGGTAGGTGATGCATTCACAGATTGCATCGTTACCTATCTGCCTTTGAGCCACGCTTACGAAACCAAGCTCGGCGTTTAAGGAGAATTAGGCAATGGCAATTTCAAGAGCGCAAATGCTTAAAGAACTCCTGCCGGGGCTTAACGCCTTATTTGGTTTGGAGTACGAGAAATACGAAGATGAACACACGCTCATTTATGAGACTGAAAGTTCTGATCGTTCTTTTGAAGAAGAAGTGAAACTGAGCGGCTTTGGTGCTGCTCCCGTTAAAGCTGAAGGTGCGTCAATCTCTTATGATTCAGCACAAGAAAGCTACACGGCTCGCTATAATCACGAGACGATAGCGATGGGCTTCGCCATCACCGAGGAAGCAATGGAAGATAATCTTTACGATTCTCTTTCTGCTCGCTACACAAAAGCTTTGGCACGGGCTATGGCCTACACCAAGCAAGTTAAAGCGGCGAATCTTCTAAACAACGGCTTTACCAGCTTCCAATCTGGGGATGGTGTTACGTTGTTTAATGCTTCGCACCCATTAGTTAACGGTGGAACAAACTCCAACCGTCCAGCTACTGGTGCTGACTTGAACGAAACATCGCTTGAGCAAGCAATCATTGAGATTGCAGCGTTCACCGATGAGCGTGGCTTGTTGATCGCAGCGCGTCCTACGAGCTTGGTTGTTCCTCCTGCATTGATGTTTACGGCAGACCGCTTGCTAGAAACTACTCAACGCACATCTACAGCCGATAACGACATCAACGCTATCCGCAATATGGGTGCAATTCCCGGTGGATACTCTGTCAATCATTATTTGACTGACAGCAATGCCTTCTTCCTCCTTACGGACATACCGAATGGCATGAAGATGTTTGAGCGTACTGCTTTAGAAACGAGCATGGACGGAGACTTTGATACGGGTAACGTGCGATATAAAGCACGCGAACGCTACTCCTTTGGAGTAAGTGATCCACTCGGAATCTACGGATCTCCCGGCTCTAGCTAGAGCAACTTAAATGAGCAGGGCTACCTTCGGGTGGCCCTTGTTCTTTTTCCTGACCGAATGTTTCACGTGGAACAATTGGACTAACCCAGACAGGAGACTAAAATGGGTAATACAACTTTCAATGGAGCAGTTCGCTCCGAAAATGGTTTTAAGGTTATTTCAAAGAACGCCACCACAGGCGTAATTACAGAGGTTGTTGATATAGCCTCTACTGGTATTGTTACCAACAAGTTTGTAAAACACGTTGGTTTTGCCTCTGGCGTAACGGTAAACACTACGGCTGGCGACAGCCCCACTATTGGTGAATTTACGCAACCCGCAAACACAATCATCACTGACATCAAGATCTTTTGTGATACCGCTCCTGTTATTGGAACGGGTGACATTGGTTATGAAGTTGGAACCTCTAGCTCTGGCGCACAAATTGTAGCTGCTCAGACTGATGAAATTCTTGATGGTGGCACAACTGTTGTTGCACATAACGTAACAATTACTGCTTTGGTTCTTCAGACTCAGGATGGCACCACAGCACCTGCTTCTGTTCAATACACAGACACTGCAAGAACTATCTTTTGCAACATTACCAATACGGTTGATGCTACAACAGCAGGTTCTTTTACGTTCATCATTGAGTACGTTCAGATAGCGTAATAGGAGGCGGTTATGGCTGATGCAGTAGCAACCCAAACTATTCAGGATGGCGGCAACACTGCCATCTTTAGGTTTACAAATGTTAGCGACGGTTCTGGTGAAAGCGCCGTTGCTAAGATAGATGTCTCTGCGCTTGCCGTTGACCCTGTAACTGGAGCAGCTTGCACGAAGGTATCCATCCAAAAGATTTATTACTCAACAATTGGCATGGGTGTAAAAATCTTCTTCAATGCGTCTACTAACTTGCTTGCTTGGCAGCTTAACGCTGACTGGGCAGACACGTTGGATTTTTCTGACTTTACAGGCATACCCAACAACGCAGGCTCTGGCGTAAACGGCGACATCTTATTTACGACTGTTGATCATTCTAGCGGCGATGTTTACAACATTGTCATGCAGGTGCGGAAGCACTTCTAGGTCAAGCTGTGGCTAGAAACTACAAAGAAGAGTATAAGCACTTCCACTCAAAGCCAGATGAAAAAAAGCGCCGTGCTGGACGCAATGCGGCTAGGCGAAAAATGGCTGCGGTTGGAAAGGTTAAAAAGGGTGATGGCAAGGATGTTCATCATAAGGACGGCAACGCCCTTAATAACAAGCGTAAGAATCTTCGCGTAGAGTCTAGGTCAAAGAACAGAGCTAGAAAGAAATGAGCTTAACTGACGCTGAAAAAAACAGACTCAAAAAGGTTGGGTTGTCAGGTCTTAACAAGCCTAAACGCACACCAAGTCACGCAACTAAAAAAGCTGTAGTGGCTGTGCGCGATGGCAGCAAAATGAAGATTATCCGCTTTGGTGATCAGAAGATGGGCCACAACTACAGTGCGGAGGCTCGCAAGAGTTTCAAAGCTCGTCACGGCAAAAACATTGCTAAAGGTAAGACTAGCGGAGCCTACTGGGCGAACAAGCTTTTTTGGAGCGGTAAGGGCGGCAGCAAGAAGTCTCCACCTAAGTCTCAAAAGCAAAAGTTTGGTAGAGACTAATGCCTATTAGTCGAGCGCAAATGGGTAAACAGATAAAGAACGCTCCCGCTAAAAAGAAGCGGGTTTCCAAAAAGAAGACAAAGGCTAGGAGACCGTAATGGGTATTAAGTTAACGGATGTATCGCCCCTTGCTTCAATAATTGAAGGTGAAGGAATTGCTGAGTATATGGGCGTGATTCCTGCTGCTATAACTAGAAGAACCAAGAAGCGCAAGGAAAAAAAAGAGCGTTTAGCAGCGGAGCAAGCTGAAAAACAGGGCATGGGAAAAGAGATGTCTGGGGCTGGCGGGATCGGAGGTATTGGCGGCACTGCTGGGATGAAGGCTGGTGGGCGAGTCAAATCTATTGATGGGATTGCCGTTAGAGGCAAAACCAAAGGTCGGATTATCTAGATGGCTGTTAGTGGCACATACGCATTTAATCTAGACCTTTCGGATGCTATGGAAGAAGCGTTTGAACGCGCAGGACTTGAACTTCGCAGCGGCTACGACTACAGGACTGCTCGCAGAAGCATAAATCTGCTAATGCTTGAGTGGCAGAACCGTGGCCTCAACTTGTGGACTGTTACAGAAGGCACACAAGCTTTGACCGCTGGCACCTCGGCTTATGCTCTTGATGCAAAGATATTTGACATCATAGAGGCGTTTGTTCGCGTTAATGCTGGCAACACCTCAACTCAACAAGATCAAACATTGACTAGAATATCTGTAAGTCAATACGCTCATTTGTCTAATAAGCTTAGTCAAAGCAAGCCTTTGCAGTATCAGATTGAAAAAGCACCAGCGCAAATCACTGTGAATTTGTGGCCTGTGCCAGACAAATCCACCTACACCTTTGTTTACTATTACTTAGAGCGTATAGATGATGCGGGTTCTGCCGCCTCAAATAACATGGATGTTCCAGCAAGGTTTTTGCCGTGTTTGGTTGCTGGGCTTGCTTATCAGTTAAGCTTGAAGTTTCCAACAGCGGGTGATCGCTCGCCTATTCTGAAGGCTGATTACGAAGAGCAATGGAATCTAGCTGCTGACGCAGACAGAGAAAAGGCATCTTTGTACGTCGCTCCGTTTATTTCAAGCAGCTTGTAGCATGAGCGCATTTGCAAGTGGTAAGCATGCTTTTGGATATTGCGACTTAACTGGGTTTAGGTATCCATTAAAAGACCTTGTTCCGCAAATAGTTAACGGCAGGCCAACAGGGTTGCGGTTTGGCAAAGATGTAAATAGCCCCGATCAGCCTCAATTAAGACTAGGGCGAGTAAGGATGGACGATCCTCAAGCTCTTAGAAATCCACGGCCAGACCAAGGACTTGATGCGAGCAGGATACTTGCTTCGTTTGATCCTGTTGGGCAAGTTGGGTTGGAGATGTTTGGTGGCGTTGGCACAGTAACAGTGAGTACAGGTTAATGGCTTTTACATTTACAACGCTAAAAAGCGCAATACAAGACTATGTTGAGTCAACAGAAACCACTTTTGTTAATGATCTGCCAACAATTATTACGCAGGCAGAAGAGCGCATTCTCAAGTCGGTTCAATTGCCAGACTTCAGAAAGAACGCTAATGGCACGACTACACAGTCAAACCCTTATTTATCTGTACCATCTGATTTTTTGGCAACGTATTCTCTGTCAATAGACAACAGCGGTTATGAGTTTCTTATTAGAAAAGACGTTAACTTTATCCGTGAAGCGTATCCTGTTGAGTCAACAACGGGTGTTCCAAAGCATTATGCTCTGTTCAATGAGCAAGCTTTTATATTGGGGCCGACGCCTAATGGAAATTTCTCGGCAGAAATACATTATTTTTATAAGCCTGAGTCAATAACCGTTTCAAGTGACGGCACCAGTTGGCTTGGCACTAACGCAGAAAATGCGTTGCTTTACGGTTGTTTGGTAGAAGCTTATTCATTCTTGAAGGGTGATGCTGACTTAATGCAGTTGTACTCATCTAGATACTCTGAGGCTTTAGCGGAGTTGAAGTCTCTTGGTGAAGGTTACAACACCACCGACAGCTACCGATCTGGCTCTGTACGGGCTGCTAGGTAGTGATTCTTCAAGCTGGCGACGTATTGGTTTCTACAACAGAAAACAAGGGTCACAGCCCTGAGTTTTGGGCTGAAGCGGCAGCAAACAGAATAGTTAGCGTAGGTGGCGATTGTCATCCGGTCATAGCGGAACAAGCAAATGCGTTTAAGGGTTCTGTTTGGAAGGTTATTGATTATTATATTAAGCAAGCAATACAGAGTGACCGGACAACTCTTATCGGTGAGCTTGAAGCACAAGGCCAAAGCGAGATGGCTGAAATTATTAGGAGATTGTAATGAGCATCACAACAGCTATGTGTACCAGCTTCAAAAAAGAACTTTTAGAGGCGGTTCATAACTTCAAAAATAGTGGCGGCAGCACGTTTAATCTTGCGCTTTACACTAGCAGCGCGACCTTAAACGCCAGCACAACTGCTTACTCAGACACAAATGAGGTGTCTGGCACAAACTATACAGCTAAAGGCGCAGCTTTAACTCGTGTAGATCCAACAACATCAAGCACTACCGCGCTCACTGATTTTGCCGATCTAACATTCAGTAATGCCACAATCACTGCGAATGGGGCGCTTATATTTAATGATTCTGCTTCTGGAGATCCTTCGGTTTGTGCATTGGCTTTTGGTGGCGACAAGACAAGCACTGCTGGTGATTTTACAATTCAGTTTCCAACAGCAGACGCATCAAACGCAATAATACGGATTGCCTAAAATGCCAGCCGCAAAAAAGCCAGCAAAAAAGAAAGCAAAGTCTCGCGTTAACGAAGCTGGTAATTACACCAAGCCTGAGATGCGTAAGCGTCAATTCAACCGCATTAAAGCTGGAACTAAGGGCGGTAAGGCTGGTCAATGGTCGGGGCGTAAAGCCCAGATGCTTGCTAAGGCGTACAAAGATGCTGGTGGTGGCTATAAGTAATGACTCTTAAAAAGTCTCAAAAAAGTCTGAAGAAGTGGACTAAGCAAGATTGGGGAACCAAATCAGGCAAGCCGTCTACTCAAGGCAAGAAAGCCACAGGCGAAAGGTATCTACCCAAAAAGGCTCGCAAGGCTTTAACAGATAAAGAATACGCAGCAACAAGTAGAAAAAAGAAGGCTGATACAAAGAAAGGTAAGCAACACTCTAAGCAGCCTAAAAAGATAGCCAAAAAGACAGCAAGGCACAGGAAATAGCGTGTGGCAATCATTAATGGCTGGGGTAGAGGCACTTGGGGCGAAGGCGCATGGGATACTGAACTCCCAGTTACTGTCACAGGGGTCGCTGGCACAGGCGCTGTTACGACAGTTACCGTTGATGCAGAGGCAAATACCTCTGTCACAGGCATTTCTGGAACGTCAGCAGTCGGCTCCGTCACCGCATCAGCAGCCGCTGATGTATCGGTTACAGGAGTTTCTGCAACAGGATCTATTGGCTCGGTTACAGTCACTGGCGAATCTAACGTCACGCCAACTGGTGTTGCTGGTACAGGCGCTGTCACAACGGTCACAGTTGATGCGGAAGCAAATACTTCTGTTACAGGAGTCTCTGCTACAGGGGCGACAGGGACTGTCACAGCTACTGGTAAGGCAACCGCAAGCCCTTCAGGGGTGGCTGGCACAACTGGTCTTGGCACCATATCAATATCTTGCGACAACAACATTGGCGTCACAGGGGTTCAAGCAACTGCGAGCGTCGGTAGCGTATCGGTTACAGGCGATTCACTCGTTGTGCCTACTGGCGTTAGTGGTACTGGTGCAACTAATACGTCAAATGTATGGGGGCTTGTTGACAACGACCAGACGCCTAGCTGGTCAAACATATCAACAAGTCAAACACCTAGTTGGTCAGAAGTATCAACAAGTCAAAATCCAGATTGGGAAGAGGTAGCGTAAAATGGCAACTTTTGTAAATGACCTGCGGCTCAAAGAAATAGCCACTGGCGATGAAGCGGGAACTTGGGGAACGAGTACAAATACAAATTTGGAATTAATTGCTAACGCGATGGGTGTTGGGTCAGAGGCGGTTGCAAATGCCAGCACTCATACAATTACAATGGCTGACGGCACTGCTGATGAGTTCCGCTCTACATTCTTGCGCTTAACAGGTGGCGGTCAGGCTTGCACAGTAACTCTAGCGCCTAATACATTATCCCACACTTGGATAATGCGTAATGAGACCGCTGCTGCGTTGACCTTAACCCAAGGATCTGGCGCTAACGTGGTTATAGCCGCTGGTCAGACCAAGATTGTGGCAACAGACGGTGCTGGATCAGGAGCAATTGTCTATGAAATGGATGATCTTGAGCTTGCTGGCAATCTGCTTGTT